CCGCACCAGTCTTTGGTTTGGCTGAGAGCACCGGTGAGGTATTCCGAGGCGTCAAAGGATTGTTCGGGGACGACCAACGTGCAGCGGCAGGCGATCTCGCCTCAGGTGCAGCCGGTCTGGTCCCGTTCGTGAACGTGTTCCCGGCATCTAAGCTGCTCATTGAGAGCATCAAAGGAGAGTAAATGGCAATCTATACCGCCCCCGAGTCGTTGCACTTGGGGACCGGTACGGAGACGGTGTTCGGCTTTAACTGGCCGTACCTAGTCCCTACCGACATCGGCGTCACCCTGAACGGCATCGCCGTGACTGCGGTACTGGCCTCCACGAATCAGGTGGTAATCAACCCAGCACCAGCATCCGGCGTCCTCATTCGCATCTTCCGCAGTACCCCTGCGCAGGACCCGACGTACCTCTTCGCTAGCGGCATTCCGATGCTGCCGAAGTACATCGACGGCAACAACAAGCAACTGCTGTACGCATTGCAGGAAGGTCTGCTGGAATACGCCCAGACCAAGGCAACTGCTGAGCTGGCCCTGAGTACCGCCCGCAGTGCCGTGACCACCGCGAACAGCGCAGTTGCGACCTCGAACGTGGCACTAGGTAACTCCCGCCGCAGCTTCCGTGTGCCGGACAACGAGCCGGACCCTAACCCGGTCCCGTCGATTGCCCTGCGGAAGAACAAGCTGATCGGCTTCGACTCCTTCGGGAACCTGATCCCGCTGGCACCTGAGTCGGGCTCTGCGTTGGACCTGTCCCTGCTGCTGGCCTCGGCTGATGGTGCCCGCTCTGTGGGTCACGGCTACCGCTCTGTGTACGACTGCCTCGACGACATGATCAACGTCATGTCTGAAGGCGCCCGTGGCACCGGTCTGGACTTCGACGATAGCCCTGCATTCGCACGAGCTTTCGCCAAGGCAGCCCTGCTCGGTAAGCCGGTATTCATCCCCGCCTGTCCTGCGTACTACAACATTGGGGACCTGACTGCGCCGTACGGCATCACTGTCTTCGGCGTGGCCTTCCGCCCATATACTGCGTTTGAGGTGTCGAGCGTGACTGGCATCGGTGGTGCGCTGGTCAAGGCGCCGGGTGCTAGCTACATGATCAAGTGGCAGGACCGTACCACACTGCAAGGTGTTGTAGGTCATGGCCGGGATCGTGCAACGGACTTCATTGACTCTAACGTACGCCTCGGCGGCATCCGGGCACTGCACTGCGGCATGTACCGCTGGAAGATTGGCTTTGGCTCCACCCGCTACATGGGTGGTGAGATGATCAACTCGAACATCTCTGGCTGCACCACTGGCGTATCTAGCCTCGTGGACAGCAAAATCTTCGGTGGGTACGTGAATGCGAACGAAGGTACAGGCATCTACTGCCCTACCGGCTCGAACGACAACAACTTCAACGGTGTCAAGAACGAGTGGAACAACGGGGACAACTACAACTTCTACCAGTCGAACAACAACGTCCTCACAGGCAGCGTAATCGACCGGGCGGGGCTGCACAACATCCGTGTTGCAAGTAACTGCACCGTGCTGATCCAAGGCAACGTGATCCGCCGTGGCGGTCGCATCTCGGGGCAGAACCTGTACCTTGAGAGTACCTCGGCTACTGTGATCGGCAACATCATGTACGTTGGGCCGAACGACGACGGCCTTGGGGCCATCACGCCAGCTACTGGTGTGCGTATCCAAGGCACTAACCGCACGATCCTCCTGCAAGGTAATGACCTCGCAACTGCTGGTACAACCACCCCGCTCTCGATTGCACCGGGCACCACGTTCACGGGTGAGTTGATCATCAAGGACAACGCTGGCGTTAAGGACGTGATCCACCGCCCCGGTGATGATACCGGGCAACTGACTGTAGCTGTAGGTGCGACTAGCTCTCTGGACTTCAAGCTGCGCACGATTGGGCAGTACGAGCGCGCCATGTTCAAGGCTAGCATCGCCCTGCGGACAGCGACTGGGCAGTCCCTCGTGGGCGATCTGATCTTCTGGCTTAGCCGGGAGGGTGGGAATGCTGGTGTGGGTGGGTTCTTGGTGGCAGGTGTGTCGGCCTCCGCAGGGTTAACCCTCGGCGTTGCCGCAGAATCTTTCGTCCTGAGCATCACCAACGTGGCGGCGGACGGCGCGACTGCGACATTCAACATCAAGAACAACCACACGCAGGCGATCTCCACTTCGGTGATCCGCATTCGCGAACAAACGTAGGAGGTGTAATGAGCGCCAAAGGCACAGCATCGCTGGAGCTGATGGCCGAACTTCACGCCATGCTGACGGAGACGTTTATCGACGATCTCCGTTGGTACAAGGATCAGGGTATCCCTGTTCCTGCGGCAGAGAAGGCGGCTACCGCCAAGTTCCTGAAAGACAATGCAATCACCTGTGACCCTGCGGACGCTGCTGACATCGAGGCACTACGCCAAGAGTTGCAGGACACCCTCAAGGCCAAACGACAATCTGCGCTGGCTAAGGTACTCACCGGCAACACTGCGGAAGACCTTGCGGCCCTGTACGGGACGGACACAGTTCAATGACCCCACATGAGCGGTTAACGGCTGCTGCTGAGACGGCAGCCATGTACCCTCGATTCCGCGACTTCTGCTTGGACGCGATGCTCTTCCTTGGATTCACGATGACGTGGATGCAGCTAGACATCGCGGACTACATGCAGGACGGTAGCAACCGCGACATGGTTGCTGCTCAGCGGGGCGAGGCCAAATCTACTATCGCCTGCTTGTACGCCATCTGGTGTTTGATCCAGATGCCATCGAGCCGGGTGATGCTTATCTCGGGTTCTGGTGACAAGGCTGAAGAGAACGGCCAGTTGATCACGAAGATGATCATGCACTGGGACCTGCTGTCGTACCTGCGACCTGAGGCCAAGTACGGCGACCGGACCTCTGTTACATCGTTCGATGTGAACTGGGCACTCAAGGGCGTGGAGAAGTCTGCGTCGATCAACTGCATGGGTATCACTGCGGCCCTTCAGGGCTACCGTGCTGACCTGTTGATCCCAGATGACATCGAGACCACCAAGAACGGCTTGACCGCTACTGAGCGCGCCAAGCTGGTTCGGCAGTCGCAAGAGTTCACCTCGATCTGTACACACGGGAAGATCCTGTACCTCGGCACACCGCAGTCGCGGGAGTCGATCTACAACGGCCTACCTGCGCGGGGCTTCAACATGCGTATCTGGCCGGGTCGTTTCCCGTCGCTGGATGAGCAGGAGCGGTACGGCGAGTACCTCGCACCCACGCTAGTTGAGCGCATCCTCGCCCTTGAAGCACAGGGCATGATGTGTCGCACCGGCAAGGGACTCGACGGTACACGCGGTTGGTCTGCTGACCCGCAGCGGTACGACGAGGGCACGCTGATTGAGAAGGAGCTTGACCAAGGGCCGGAAGGCTTCCAGCTTCAGTACATGCTCGACACCAGCCTCGCTGATGAGATCCGCATGCAGCTCAAGCTGAAGGACCTGATCGTCGGTGAGTTCACTCACGAGCGTGTCCCCGAGCAAATCTCGTGGGCTGCTGATGAGCGGTTCAAGCTGAAGTTCGAGGCGCACAAGTTCGCTATCCTCAAGCCTGACCTGTACCTGCCTGCGAGCATGGACGGTGGGTGGCAGCCTCTGCAACAGATGACGATGTTCGTCGACCCTGCTGGTAACGGCGGTGACGAGCTGTCGTATGCTGTGGGTGGTGTGCTCGGCCCGTACATCCACGTCGTTTCGATTGGCGGCTGGAAGGGCGGTTTCGCTGAGGACAACCTTGAGAAGTGCGTCTGCTTGGCTGAGGAGCTGGGCGTCAAGATCATCTACGTAGAGAAGAACATGGGTGCCGGTGCTGTTGGCCAGTTGTTCCGTAACTGGATGAACAAGATCGACGAGAAGACTGGCAAGAAGCGCTGCACTGGGATCGCGGTCGAGGATCGCCAGAAGAACGGCCAGAAGGAGAAGCGGATCGTTGATACCCTGCGGCCTGTGATGCAGCGTCACCGACTGATCTTCCACCGCCGTGCGTTGGATGACGACTTCAAGTTGCTGGCCCAGTACCCTGTGGATCAGCGCAACATCCGCTCCGTGTTCCACCAGTTGCACAACATCACCACTGACCGTGGTTCCTTGCAGAAGGATGACCGTATCGACGCCCTCGAAGGCTTGGTGCGGGAACTGACACCAGCTCTACTGCGAGACGACGAA